AAACGCACTAGCCAACGTACCATTCGCAGTAGTTGTGGCAACCACGGAATCTTTAACATCTAAACCTTGAGCAACTCCATCTACATAACCTTTATTTGCTGCATCATTATCACCAGTAGGATCTGCCAACCCTGTAATCTTTTGTGAGTTCATTGAAACTGCACCAGTTGGAGCAGCCATCTGAGACAATGTGTTTGTTCTTACCCCAGCATCAAAATCACTAATCTTTGTATGAGCAAGAGAAGGAATATCAGCAGCAACTAAAGCTCTGAATGTAGGAGCAGCATCACTTCCTGTAGTAGGACCAGATAAAACCTTGTTAGCATTTTGGACTGTATCTTTATCAAAGAAACCACCTTTACCACCAATTTTTATAACACTGGTCGCTGACCCTCCAGCACCTCCAGTACCTTTACCAATAAATAGGGTTTCAGTTCCTTCGGTAAAAGCTAATTCAGCATTAGCTAATGAAGTTGGTGCTGACGATCCAGTAGATCTTTTAATTCTTAAGGTGTTTGCCATGTTAGAAGTTTCCTCCGTCTACTAAGTTTTCGACAGTGCGTGTTTGATCTGCCTTAAATGTACCACTACTTGAATCAAAATACACCACTGAGTTGTTGACCTTATTTGAATCATTTAGAGTTGCACCAGAAGAGGCAAATGGTGGTCCTTGTGGACCTTCTGTTATTACTGAAACAACAGTTGCATCTCCTTCTGTTATTGTAACGGTGTTAGTAGTCGGATTAACAGTTACAGTATTTTTTTGTTCAGTAACATTAACTGTAGTCATGTTGCTGTATAACCTTGGCTCATAAATATTGTACCTTCCAAATAATATTCTTTTAATCCTGCTGGATTTTCTAACAAAACATCATATTTTAAAATATCTGGTGAAAAAGTTGCTGTTTGTGTATCTGTCAAACTAATACTTACTGATCCAGCAGATCTATCAGTATAAGAAACAGAAAAGTCAGCAAATTTTGTGGTGCGTGTTTCTTCCCATACCTGTGCAGCAACAGTAAAGCCTGTGAGATTTATTGCACTACCTGTAGAATCTTTGAAAATCAAAGGAATAGTATGATCTGACCTCCTTTGAAGGGTAAAGTTATAAGTTCCAGGTTCGATTGCCATAATTAAACTTTTATTACGTACATCATAGCTATGTTACGTGGTCTGGTTTCGTTACCTCCATCATTTCCAATACTTGTAGAAGTTGAAACAGATATTCCTGTATTATTACTATTTATACGATTCGCTGTTCCGCTATCTCTTAAACCAAAAGCACCTCCACTAGAGACTAAATTACCTTGTCCATAATTTGCTGTGTGTGTATGACCTGGGTCAGAAACATTTGAACTTGATGAAGCAGAGTGATTGTGTTGTTTATTTTGATCTGACTGACTTGAGGCAACACTTCTTCCCGAATCGACTCCTCTACCATTATCAAAACCTCTTATAAATTCACCTCTTAAATCAGGTACTTTAAATGTTGATCCGCTTGAAGAACCGTATTGCGTTCCAATAACAGCAAACAAAGCAGCGAATGTTGTTCTACTCACCGATTGACCATTACATTCTAAATAACCAGAAGGAACAGAAGCGACTGCAATACAAAATACTGCTCCACTTGGTACTCCAGCTACAATCTGAAATGATAAATTACCAGAGCCATCAGTCTGCATAAAACCACCACTAACAATACTTGAAGGTAAAGTGAGATCTACATTCCCAGATAAAGAGCTAGGTGATTTTAAAGAAACAAAGGGAGCACCGCTTGAATCTTGAAATCTAATAGGCAAAGCATTGGTCATATCAAGACCAGAATCACTAATAGAAACCCTTGTTGTTCCAGCAGTTGAAAATCCTATGGTGTTAGCACCCGATCTAAACATTCCTGTATCTGTATCTCCATCAAACGCATAAGCAGGACTACCAGCACCCGATCCATCATCTCCTAAAAGCTGGCCTGTCATCGTACCACCTGCTCTAGGCAGTAACCCTAAATTTGCTTCGTCAACAGAACCAACAGTTGTAAACCCATTGTTTGATGCATTTCTTATCTTTAAATTATTGCTATCACCCGTATCAACATAAGGCATAAAAGCTGCTGTATTAGTCGGATCAGAACCCCCACTATTAAGAGTTTTTATCGCATCAAATACTGCATTAAGATCACTTCTTACAGAAGCACCTGACGCATTGGCTATATTGTAATCTGATACTTGAGCCATAAATTACTAATTACACTCCTTTACCATATCCTACAGCCGAAAAAGTAAAAGATCTATCTACAAAAGTATTAGTGTTATTTCTCATAACTTTAATAGTAAAACCTGTTCCACTTACATTAGATATTTGAAAGAAATCACCATCTATAGCATCTTGAATTGTAATTCCAATAGAAGGAAGAAAAGCGTTTGCTCCTCCTAAAGAAGAAGTACCAACAAAAAATGGTGTACCAAAAGTCACTGTCTTGCCAGAAGATGATGTTCCAGATTGCTGTGGTGCAGTAGATGTTGTACTACCTGTCTGATAATTCTGTTCTGTTCTTGATTGAAACTCTGCTGTATATCCTGCTTGTTGTACGTTCATATTTTGCGAAACATTTGTTGTTTCTAAAATAAGTTTAAATTTAAATCTACGACCTTTAAATGTACCGTTTGCAAAATTATTAAATGCACCAAAGCTCCCTGAGGCTGTTTGAGACGTGGCTACTTGTATCTGACAGTTTGCCTCATCTGCTGCTGCACCATCAAAATTACCATTAGTTGCATAGTCGTCCCAAAACGATCCACTTGGGATAATTGTTTCTATGTCTGTTCCTATTACAAAACCAACAGAACGTATAACTCTTTTTAGGTCAAGAGAAAATACAGCACCTAAATCTAAAACATCTTTAAATGCGTACTCTCCTGTCTTATTAGTAGCTGGATTTGTAAGTTGCAAAGCACTTGTTGAACTGCTGAATGTTGTATTAGTATCTGTGCCTTGAAATGGAGGACTATCTAAATCTTCTCTATCCTGTAATATCACCTGAGTATCTATAAGATCAGGTAAATCTTGAATTATAGAAGCTTCACCAACACTAAAGTTTCCTTGGTCATCTTGAAACTTAAGAATATACTCTCCTTCCAAAGAGGGGACAACAACATCTGTAGTATTACCAGCTAACGCAGTAACAAGATCAACAGAGTTTTGAAAGGTACCACTACCATCTGTTAAATTACTATGCCTTACATAAACTCGTCCTCCGTGCAGAACATCTGGATCTACAGCTTTTGTCCATCTAAGTCTTACCAACTTATTAGTAATTGGCTCCATAGATAGATTCTGGACATTACCAGGTGGATCTGTTTTACCTACAGCATTGAAAGTTAAATTAGTTGATGTGGCTGATAACTTAAGAGCAGCATTATAAGAAAACACTTGAAACTCATACGTTCCAGCTTCGGTATTTAATAACTCAAAGTCTGGTCTGAATACAATTTCACTTACCCAGTTTGTGTTGTTAAATCTATACTGAACAAGATACTGACTGACACCTGTAACAGATACCCAAGATACTATTAATTTTGTAACGGCCAAAGCATTTATAACAACAATTCTTTCTGATGCCTGTAAGTTTGCTGGTGGATCTTTTGGCTCATTGAGTAATGAAATATTTCTTGCAGGTAAACTTATACCTTGTTCAATATTGTTATATTTTCCATCAAGATAAGTAAGGGCTGTTATCGCAAAGTTAATCCCATCTTGTTCTTCTACAGTTATTACTCTATAAGTTTGAGCTTCTAAAGTTGAACTTTGAACAAGCCAGATACTATTTACATTTGGTGTTGCAGATAAAGCAGAATCTAAACTGATTACTCCACTTGTAACGCTAAGGATATTTTTTGTTTCTACTGATCCATCGGGTAATATTACGCTGCATTTTTTATTTGTACCTGTAAAAGTATCAAGATCCTTTGCGTTATCTACTGTTATGGCAGTGGTTGTAGCGGATTTTATACGACCACTTCTACGCTCTCCACCTCTCACTGGATCGTTGATAGAAATAACAGATCCAGGTCTTACAATTGCTCCAGCATCTATTGATGTGGTAAAACTGACTACTTCAGTTTCCTGTTGTTCACTAAATAAAATTGCTTTACCTAATCTCTGAGCCTGACCACGGGAAGTTGTAGCAAATGCTTTTACATCTTTCTTGATTATTCCTAGCTTAGTTTGAGCAGACGTATCTTCTACAACCTCATAATCTATCTCTCTGCTATCCATATTGAAATAGCTGACATTTATTACTGTATGTCTTTGTTTCAGACTACTACCTGAGTAACTGAACCCACCCTCACCTACATTCGCCAAACTGAACAGATAGCTTGGATCGGTAGGTCTATCCTGTGAGATAGTGACAGAACCTTCAGACCAGATAGGAAAACATCTCATAACTCCTGCTAATTCATTTATCAAAGTAAATGCTTCACTAGATCCCTGTATATTTACATTGCAGCTAAATCTAGCTTCCTGTCCTCCAAAGCCATCATCTACTAACTCATTGGCATACTTACTGGCAGCAATAAAACTGAATAAATCTAAATTGCTGTCTGTAATATGAGTTCCAAAACCATATCTTTCAGTAGTAAGAAGATCAAGCAATATTAGGGCAGGACAAGAACACCATTGAGCAGCACCCATTGTTCCATTAAATATATAACCACTTGGATAAATTATTCTTCCTGTCTGTAAATCAACAGTAGGAGTACCAGAACTGGAAGCACCTGCACCTGGGATTCTTACCTTTACACCACGAATACGAAAAGCTCTTTTTGGTATAGAACTGAACTGTTCAGAATCTATTCTTAGGTTTGTATAGGCACTGTTTAAATATCTTTGTTTATCATCGACAATCTCACTAATACTTGTCCATGTAAAAGCATCAACAAGATTTGATGATGAACTATCTGCTGTAACTCTTACAACTCTGATATCAACAGGGAAAGAACCTGTAAATGAAACACGATATTCTTTCTGGTACGCATCAGCAGTTCTACCTGTAATCGTGTCATTAATTACGTCTGTGAAACCACCGCTATTGTATTGAACTTGTATTTTTAAATTGACAGAGGAACCTAATAAATCACCTTCATCTGTAGCTTTCTGTAGTTGCGGAAATGTAATTGTAACTTTTGCAGCATCAACAGCAGTATTAGTTATCTGACGAGTGACAGGAGAAGAATTTGTAACTGTAACTCCAACAGCAGTTGTTGACTGGCTACCTTCTATACCTGGAACATGTGTTTGGTTTGACGTTCCAAAACGAGGTGTAAACCCTACATTCTGAAAGTTAAAATCTGCTGTTTGTGGATTTGTATTACTGGCACTTGCATTAAGGATTGGAGTATCGTTTAAAAATATGTCTTTTAATGCAGCATTGTTATAAGCTGTAGATCCTTTAGAAAGACCTGCTTTTGATGGAGTGGCAAAACCCTCTATCTCTCCTTCAGAAATGAGGTCCTGTATTGATGCAAACTGTCTGCTATTTAATGTATCTGG